ATCGGCCACAAATTCGGTCAAGTGCGCACCCCCTTCCCCACTCGCCCAACCGCGCGCGATCGCGCGTCAACTCGAGCCGCGTCCGTATCCAGCTCATCCGCCATCGACCTTCAGCAAGCGATCTGCGGGCACCGTATCCAACCTGGCGGCGTAGACCGCCACGAGGTTCCGCGCAGCCGCGAGTTGCTCCATCTTCGCCTCTTCGCTCGCGTGCGTTCTCGCCGCGATCCGTATCGCCAGCGCGTCAAGCCCAGTTGAAACCCAGCAGATGCGAACTTCGGGCGCTTCTGCGATGATCTGCTCCGTTTCGCGCATCAGCGTGGTGATCCACCACACGCGCGCTGGGATCCAACCCTGCAGCCAAGCGTCGAAGAACGCGGCTCGCACGCGCTGCCCAACCACGCGCAGGGCGGGCAGGCCGGGCAATACGGTGGCCGCGGGCGATACGGTGGCAACGTTGCCACTTGGCTGCTGATTATCGGGCCTCGCCCCACTTTGCCCCACCTTGCCCCACTTTGCCCCACCTTGCCCCACTTTGCCGTATTCCGGCCCCAAAACGCCACTTTCGGCACCAACCGCGCTGCACGCCACCGTATTCGCCGCCCACACGTCATAGTCCCACACCACATCGCCAGCGGATGCGTTCTTCCGTACCCAAGTTGACTTGCCGGCGGCTGGCGGCCCCACGACGAGCCAACCGCGGGCCTTGTGGGGTCCGTATCGGTGCGCCTGATCGCTTGCCTCGAACGAACTCTTGAGCTTGTGGCATTCCGCGCACAATGGCTGGAGGTTGTCCGGGTCGTGCATCGATCCACCCTGCGAAATCGGCACCTTGTGGTCGATGCAGACAGCCGTATTCAACTTGCCGGCGGCCAAGCATCGGCGACACAGGGGCTCTTGGTCGCGCTTGGCTGCGCTGTGCGCCTTCCAGGCTTCTCGAGCGTGCTGGCGAACCTTGGGCGGCTTACTTGGCATCCTTGCCCTCCGTATCGAGCTGCCGCTGGATGAACCAGTCGATCGCTAGCGGGTAGTGCTTGACCAGTTGCCTGGCGCGCTGCCGGATCGCCCTCGGAACTCGAGGTGTGAATCGCGGATGCATGAGTTCCACGAGGAACATCCTAGTCTGTTCTAGCGCACGCTTCTCCTCGCATGGCAGGCTCATGGCTCAACCTCACGGTATCCGCATCGCCAAAGCAGCGCGGCAAGCTCCCGGGCGCTGCGCGCGACATCGGTCTCTGATCGCGTCCATGTCTGCGCGTGCAAAGCCTCGTGGATCACCGTTTCCAGCCGCGCCTTGCCGCGTAGAACCTGGCGAACCCTGATCTCGCGCTTGCTCGACTCCGGCGACGAGCAGTCGGCGAAGCGATCGAAGGGGATCTCGCTCGAGCGCACGAACCGTATCCGGTAGCGCACGCCGGCGAGGGTGGCCCAGAATGAGGCGAACGCCTTCACATCGCCTCCATGAACTGCGCCGTAAGCCGCCATCTCTTGCGGCTGTTCACCTTGTTCTGGGTGATCTTCTCGGGCGCGAGATCCTGCACGAGCGATAGACGCATCCAAGTTGCGCCGACTGGCTTGGGCGGCTTGCCAGTCTCAACGTGCCAGCCTCCGTATCCGTCGTTCCACTCCTGCTTGTAGGTCGGCGTGCGGATGTGCCATTGGTCGCGCAGGCGGATCCACCATCGCCCCTTGGTGTGGCAAAGCTGCTCGCGCTGGAGGCGCAGCGCCCAGTGGTCGTGAGTATGCCCGCACACGATGACATCGGCGTCAGTCCACGAGGCCATGCGCCGGGTCGCCAGAGTGCCGTGGCTCATCATCCCGCCGCCACCCGAGCCGTGGAAGTAGCGGATCGTGAGCGAACTCACTTCGGTCCCATGAAACTTGACGCTGTAGCGCACGAACCCGCCGTATCCGCCGGGATAGACCGGGACTCCGCTCAACTGGCTCATGTGCGCACAGATCCGCTCGATCACATCAGTCTCGTGGCGCTTGAGGATCGATTGCTCGTGATTGCCCCGCCCCATCACTACGAGATGCCTCGCATACGGTGAGTAGAACTTGGCTGCGTCGCGCACCACAGCATCGAGGTAGTCCGAGGCCATCGCGTAATCCTCGCGCACTTCGCCCTTCGAGTGCCGCGGGTCCCAACGCCCGCCCATCAAATCGAGGCAGTCACCCACATCGATCCACGATGCTCCGCGCGCGACTACTTGCTCGAGGTGCTTGCGCTCCATATCCCAGTCCGCCTTTGGGTTGTCGTGATGGCGGTCGCTCGCAAGAAGCACCCAATGCTCCCATGCTTCTGGATCGCTTCCGGCGTCGATCTCGACCTGGTGGATGTTGCGGGAGTGCGGGATTACGGTGAATGCCGGCGTGATCATGGTTCCCCCAAGGGCGCGATAGCGATGAGCGCGCCCGGCGATTCGTCCTGTTGTGCATAGCGCTTGCTGACGTGTTGCTCGACGATCTGCGCGTCATCGATCCATGCGATGCCAGTCAGTGCGTCCTCGACCGCGCGCAGCAACTTCGTGGCATCTGGCTTGACCGTATGGGTTTGTGGCGCGCCTTTGGCGATCGCCCCATCCTTCTTCCGATGCGAAAGCGGGCGGGGCATGACGAAGATGACAGCCAGTCGGAGTGGCCCGACCATCGGGGCTCGGCATTTGGTCGATGCTTGAGCTTGAACGAGTTTGCGCCAAGGCTTCCCGCCCTTGCAGTCATCGACTACCACGATCCGGCCCGTATGCCGATGGTGAAATGCGCGCTTCGATCCCGCGGTGGCTGGTTTGCCGGAGACCTTGAATTGCACAACCTCGTTCATAGCATCGTCTCGTGAAGGGTGTGCAGGCGAGCCAAGATGCGATGGTGCGCTGCGTTGCCACGCCCCAGGCGGATCTCGCTTTCGATGTGCTCGATGCAGGCGCGCACTTCATCGTCTGCGCGCATGGCGTCCTTCAGCCAGCGCAATCCTCGTTCCTCGGCAGAGTTGCGCTGCCGTATCGCGATCTCCAGAGCCGCGCGCAGGCTCCTGCATTCTTGCTCAAGAGCCTCGCAATCGTCGATCATGCTTCTCCCCTCGCGATTCGTCTGGCTCGACTGGCCTCGACCATGTAGCAGCCGCGCACTAGATAGTGCTCGCTCAATGTGGTCTCTTTCCCGGTCGCGTCCACCGTAACGACCCACCACTTGCGCTCGGGGTCGGGATCAGGCGCAGCTTCTGCCGGCAGCGTCTCCGTAACGAGGCATCTAGCCTTCGGGTTGTATGCTGATTCGACCCTGACGCGAATGAACGCGAAAGCGCCCGGCCGCAATCCATCATCAGTCTGCTGGTTCGTCTGTTGCCCCATCCTGCGCCTCCGTGCGCTCGAGCATCCACATGATCAGTCCGATGTTAGCCAGCAGAGCCATCAAGCGGGACTCTGCCGACCTGGTCGTGTCGTGGATCATATCGTCGATACGGTCGCTTGTCCTTTGAAGAATCTGGTCCCCTCGAGGATGATTTTTCAAGTCTGCCAACCTGTCTCGCAGGAGGGCGCGCTGCTGGTCGAGTTCAGCTTGCAGGATCAGACGGGTCGAACTACTAGCCATGTTGAGCCTCCTTGCCAGCCATGAAGTGCCGGAGCATACCTAGCAGGGCCATACGGAGCATCACCCGCTTGGCGGTCTCGGTCTCGCCCACGAGTGACACGCGGAGGGCCAGAATCAGATCAAGGATCCGATCCTCGCCCAGACTCGCCATATCGTCATGGCTTCGAGCCTCCTCAATCTCGGCGAACTGGAGGAGACGAGCGCGTTCAATGCCATCCACCAGCGCCTCCTCTCTGGTTAGCAGGCGGGCGGCCTCGCGACCGCCACGCCCGCGAACCATCAGGCACAGACTACCACGCGGCCCGTATGCGATCAGATTGCGACGCGCTTGATTTGGTCGATCGCCTGGCTGGCTGTCTTGCGCGTGTACTTTGTCGGATCGAGGCCATGCTTGCGCAACGTCCAAGCCTGCGCTGGACTGGGTCGGCCTGCGATCGCCTTGATCGCCTCCGTGGCCTCTTTACGGGAGAGCCGCTCGGGGTTGGGGCACTTCCACTTCCGCAGCAGGGCCAACTGCTGTGGCGTGGCCGGCATCCCGACCTTGGCGGTTGAGTTGCGAGGCGCTATGCCGGCGAACTCGAAAGGATCCATCGAGGTGGCTGAATAGACCGCCGTGCCGCGCACGAGCTTGCGAGTCTTGGCTTCTGCTTCTGACTTCAGCTCGCGATCTGCCTCATCGATGATCGCCAGCACGTCCTGCTCGTCTTCGACCGCCGTATTCGCCTTGGCCTTGGCGCGCTTGTGGAGGATCTTGGCAGCGCGGTCAAGCGTCGCCTGCGACACCCCATCTTTGTCGCCCAAGATGTCGGCTGCATGGACTAGGCGATGTCTTCCGGCGTTGCCGCAGAAGTCAATCACCAGCATGGTCGGCTTGCCCGACGCTGCTATCGCGCTCTTGCGTTGAGCCGCCGTATCGGCGTTCTCGAGCACGCCAGGCAGGGCTCGCGTCCCACGCCCGACGATCTGCGTGTAGAGCGATCGACTCATGGTCGGCCGCATCATGGCGATCACCTCGATGCCGGGATCGTCGAAGCCTTCGGTGAGCACCGCGCAGTTGCACAGGTAGCGCAGTTCACCATCCTTGAATCGCTTCAGGATCTCGGAGCGGCGACCCGGCTCCGTATCCCCACTCACGATCGCCGACTTGCCCGGCTCGTGGCGATCGATGATCTCCGCGCAGAGCCGAGCGGTCTCCACGCTAGCGCAGAAGCACAGGGTCTTGCGTCCGCGTGCGATCTGGATGGTCGCCGAGGCCATGCCATGCACGACCGACTCGCGCTCCAACATCGTGGCTAGCTCGACGCGATCCAGATCGCCAGCGACCTTCCGTATGCCGCTGATGTCGAGGTCGTGAACATAGACCATCGACTGCCGCACGGGCACGAGGAAGCCATCCTCCACGCCCTCGCGGATCCCATAGTCGCACACGCACACATCCCAGACGTTCCCTAGGCTTGCCTCATCGGTTCGATCTGGGGTCGCCGTCACCCCAAGGCGCTTGGTCGTTGCGCAGGCATCGAAGTACTCCGCGATCTTGCGCCAGGTCGTGGATACGGAGTGGTGCGCCTCATCGAAGATCACCAAGCCGAAGTCTCGAGGCGCGAACTTCTCGATCCGCATCTTGCCATTGCGCTTTGCTGTCAGACTCTGCACCGTGCCTACGACCACTGGCGCAGGATCAGCCAGCCAGTTCATGTCGGCCACCAGATCAGCCATCTCGACATCCACCTCGCAGCCGATGACATTCGCCATCGCCCTCTCGGCCTGTCGCACGAGTTCTGCCGTATGCGCGACTACCAGCACGCGCTTGCCAGACTCCACGACACCCTTGGCGATGGATGCGAACGTGACAGTCTTGCCCAAGCCAGTCGCCATCACGATCAGGCACGATCGATGCGTCTTCCATGCCTCGTGCGTAGCTCGCACGGCGGCTTCCTGATAGGGACGAAGACGCATGGTCAGGGCACCCAGGCGGTGAGCCTGCGGAAGCGTCGGCTGCGGGCGATACGGATCATCAACTGATCCGCATCATCGACCGCCCGCACCGGGGCCATGACGATCGCACGCATCAAGTATACGCCGATCGCGATAGAGCACAGCGCCCATCCGACAAGGTAGAACATCAACTCGGCTGCGATCTTCATCGCTGGCCTCCATTGCCGAGCAGAGAGGCTCGATAGCGCGAGACCCATCCCGTATGCGCGCAGTGCTGGCATCCGGATCCCCCACACTTGGGGCAGATCCCGGTCGGAGCCGAGTTCTTGAGAGAGCCCTTCAAATTGGTGTACTCGTTGCGGCACATTGAGAGCGAGATGTAGACCCCTGACGCCGACTTCGCGAGCGTCTCAATCCGAGCATAGAGCTCGTCAAGATCAGACAGCACCGCCTTGAACTCGCTCTTGGCCTGTCGAATGCGTTCCTCGATCTCGGTCTGATCTTCTGCTTCAGGTTCGTCCGTATCGGCTGCTGCCGGCGCGTCGACATCATCCTCCAGGTCAATGTCATCAGCCTGATGATCGGGCTGGGCCATCATGTTCTGCACGAAGGTGTGGCTGACTCGAGCCCATTGCGCGATCTGCCTGCCGCTTGCGTCGGGTCGGATCTCGATCAGCCGCAGTACGGCGGTGCGCTTGTCGTTGTTCGTTCGCCGCAGGCCATTCGTCTCGTTGGCTGATGCCGCCAAGATGATGGCCTGCTCGAGCGTGCCCTCTCCGACCACGTTGACGCAGATGGTCTTGTCTGCACCGTTGAACCGCTGCTCGTGCGCGAAGAATCGATGGTAGCCATCGACGATGGCGTAGTAATCGCCCTCGAGCACGAGGAACACATCGATGCAGGGCAGCACGTCAGCAACCTCGGCGTAGGCCATTACGGCCTCGTCATCGATCGTGGCACGCAGTTGGGTGCCACACTTGGGGTCAATCTGACTCAATCGGATCTTCAGTTCTGGCATGGTTCTCTCCTGAATGGGGCGGCTGGAAACTACTACACATCTCAACAACTATGGTGAGTTTGTACCGTATCGGACATCTTGTCAGAGCCGGAACTACTCGCGCACGCGACCTGGTTGTGCCAGATCGCGCGCCTTTGTCATCGCCATCACTATCGGCTTTCGCGTGCGCAGCCTTGAATCCTTTTTGGCCGGACGTTCGGCACTGGTAGGGCTGCGGCGCTCCACGGTGGCAACGTTGCCACCCGCGCTTGGTCGGTCAGACCAGGCGACTCCCCAGCAGTGCTCGGGTCACGCCTGCGTTGGTGGGCGTGACTTGCCTCTCCGTAGAAGCTGCTGGGTCTGTTGTCTCTGGAGCCTACGGGGCCGCTCCTGCTGCCTTGCTCGGGCCTCCTTCGCGGAGGCGCACCGCCGAGCGCGGTTTGGGTTGGAAACGCTAGCGAGACCTTTCAGCCGCGCTAGCGCAGGGGAAAGAAGACTAGGCCGCCGTCCCGCTCGTCTTGAGCAGGGTTGCAATACGGCCCGCCAGAACCGCCGGCCATTGTGCCGGATCTTCGGCCAACTGTGTCCCGTCGCTTGTCAAAATCTTGCGGATTTCGTCCAGTGTGATTCCAGCCGCCTTCGCGCTTGCGCGCAGCTTGCCGGCCCGCGAGATGCCGAGCACTTCGGGATTGTGAGTGCGATCGTCGCGCTTGTCCATTTCCTCGTCATCTCGAGGGACCAGCAGGAGATCGCGGAGCCAGTATCCGAGGCTCGAGGTCAGCGCGCCGGCGAGAGCCTTGTCCAGCGGTCGCCCCTTCTCCTCTTGGAAGGGCCACCTGGTCGCCATCTGGAATGCTTCGGTTTCGCCTGCCTCGTGCACGATCTCGTAGGAGGCTACGACCCAGTGATGGGTATCGTCGCTCTCGATCGACCATCGGGTGCGCCGTACCGCCAGCCCGTGCTTGTGCAGTGCCTCGCGACAGGCCGTCATCATGTCCTCCGCACTGGCGTACTTGTATCGGTGGAACGCGTTCTCGCTGCCCTTGGTCACCTGCTTCAGATCGCGCTGCGCTGCAACGAGTGCTGCGGCCAGTCGCCCAGTCTTGGTCTTCTCTGTAGTCACTTGCTGCCTCCTTCCGGGCGAACGTCGAGGACTCGCCACGAAGAGCTCGTAGCGTAGCGAGTTGCCAGATCCTTGTTCTCCTCGAGCAGGCGCTTCGTATCGAACCCTGCACGGCTTCGCAACTTGTACGATACGCGCCACCCCGCCGCCACGCCAAACTCCGCCTGACCGAGGGCCGTCAGCAGAGCGGCCTTCGCCTGGTCAAGAGCCTTGTCGGCTTCTGTAGCGGCCTCTCGGGCTGCCACATAGGCTTCCATCAGCGCCTGCGGGATATGCGTCGAGGTGCCTTCGATGCGGTTCATCCGTGATGCCGTTTCGAGGGTCAGCGCACCCGGCGGTGGCACGTCCGCCACGACGTGCTTCTCCCAGAACTCCGTAGCGCGATGCTCGATCTCTGCTGCGTAGCCCTCGTCGAACTCCACTCGGTAGAGCTTGAACGCCAAGTGCTGCCCGTCGAGCACGGCAACGTACGCCACTCTGGACTCTGCGCACAGCATCTGGTGCTGGACTTGCAGGCGCACAGCTTCCGGCACCGCGTCGGTGCCAGGCACGCCGTATCCGATCGCCTGTCCATGCGTCTTGGCCTCGACGATGTCGCTGCCACGCTTGAACTCGTCGAGCATCCCATCGACGTTGGCCCGAAGCACGCCGCGCACGAACGTGCTCGTCGGTGCAACGACCTTGCGACCCAGTTCGCGTCCTGCCATCTCGAGCAACGCGGGCTCGATGGACGAACCGATCATCGCTGCTTCGCTGGGGAAGCCCTCCTGCTGCGCAACCTTCCCTGTCTTCTCGGCCCACACATCAAGCGGGCTCTTCCATCGGCTGATGCCGAAGATAGCAGCCATGTCGCTACTACCGAGTCCGCGGCTTCTTGCATCCCTCTGACGGTCGGTGATCATCGTGATCTCCTTTGATTCTGCTCACCTTGAAAGTACGCGGCCCGTCGACGGTGAGCTTCGCCTTCGAGCCAGTTAGATCGGACAGAATGATGGTCAGCGTTTCGGTGCCGTATCGCACCTCAATCCCACTGCCTTCTTTGGTTGTGACAACGAGCATCGGGTACCTGTGTGACTACTCGCCGTAGTCCCTTGTGTTGCATGACCAGCATGGCGCATGGTCTTGTGGTCCAGGCGCACCGTACACGACCTCGCGGTAGTCGCAGTACGGGCAAGTGAGCGTCGTGGTCTCCGGCCCCGGCACGGGCCACCCGCGCGCGGCCCAGAGGTCGGCGTGCTTTGCGGTCGGATCCTTGCACCAGTCGGCCTCGATGACGAGCCGACGGGCCTCGTCGCGCTGCGCCGTGATCTCGTCGAGCGCGAGGAGTGCGGCTTGGAGTTCGCTGCTGCTCATCGCCTCGCCTCCACTTCGCACGCCTTCACCTCGCGCACGAGGGACTCCATCGAGGAGAGCAGAGTGAACGCGCGCTCCGCCCACTCGTCGCCGACCTCGCCGGTGATCGGGTCGGCTTCCTCGCGGCACTCGGCGAGGCACGCCGCGTACCCGGCGATGTCAAGCGGGTTGTCGGCCTTCGGCGTGTGCTGCTCGCGCGCCAGTTTGTCGAGGATCATCATCGTGGCCCAGTCCGCCGGCGTGAGCGGAGCGGCGAGTTTGTGGCCGAGCACGGCATTGATCGCGCCGACCGTGCGCGCGAAGTGCCGAGCCGGAGGGCCGTAGGCCGAGCCGCGATCCTCGACGATGCGGAGAGCCTCGCGGAGTAGTTGTGCCTTGTTCATCGTGCGCTCCTCGTCAGAATGGGAAGTCGGCCTCGGGGATCGGCGCGGCCTTCGGTGCGGCATCGCGTTCGCGCGGAGCTTGGAACTTCAGCGACAGATAGACCTTCCCGTTCGCACTGGTCTTGCGCCAAGCGGCGATTTCCATCGCCTGTCCGTTGACTACTGCTTGGCCGCGGAAGTCGGGCTGTCGATCGTGTTCCTTTCGGTCATTGGTGAACAGTGCTCCCGTGTCGTTCTTGGTTTCGTATGCCATGTGGTGCTCCTTCTAGTTAGGGGTTGGGGTTGATCTCATCGAACGCTCGACGAGCCTTCACTGCGTAGCCGTCCGTGGCTCTCCGGCGTCTGCCAGTTGCGCCCTTCGGCCCGCCGTTGTGGGTTCTCGACACCGTGTCGATCGACCAATCCTTCGCGTAGCGCGAGAGGTACGCAAGCACGACGCGCTCGGCGTAGGCACGGTCCGTCACGGCCTCGTAGCCGCGAGCGCGCAGGCTCGGCTCGTGCTCGACGGCATCGAGCCAGTAGACGCGATGGATCTGGTACGCGCCGAGCGCGCGACCATCGTCGCCGACGGCGTTGTCGGGATCCTTCGAGCCGCCCGTCTCAACCTGGCGGAGCGCGTCGAGGATGCGGCGCGTATCCGTACCGTCGGGAGGCGGCACGAGAAGAGCGGCAGCGAGGAGAGCCGTGATCACGCGCGGCCTCCATTAGCTTCGAGGCGAGCCAAGATCGCGGTGACCTCGCGGATGCACCGCCGCCACTCGGCGATCGCGGTGCGCTGCTCGTCGCCAGTCGTGGTCACGCTAGCGATACGGTGACGCTCGGCCTCGCTTGCCGAAGCTCCGGCGATGGACATCTCCTCGGCTGTCCCGCCGAGTGCCTCGACCTCAAAGCGGACCAGTTGCCCGCGCAGGGCGATGATGCGGTCGGTTTCGATCGTTTCGTTCATGGCTGTGTCTCCTTGCCGGGCGTCATGCCCGACGGTGAGTGTATCGGCGGTTCCCGAGCGATGGCTTGAGCGAAATCCGAGAAAGGTGGCAACGTTGCCACGGCGGGGGCGGAAACCGTGATAATCGCACAGAAACGCCACCCCGCGCATGGGATCTCGTTATCACTTCGGGCGGTGTTAGGGATCTGATCCCCCCCCTACCAATTTCGACCGGACTTTCCGGTTAACGCCTGTTAGGGTGCCAACGTCCGCTTTCCGCAGCCGCATCCTCGCTTGGTCGGCTCCGTCCCTTCGACCGTTACGGCAGCCCACTTGCCCCGCGGGCACGACTCGCTAGCCACGCGGATCTTGGCTCCGGTGAAGCAGCCGCACTCACGGCAGCGACCGCAGTCGTGCGCGTCGCACTCGAGGCAGGCAGCCCAGCGGGATCGCACCGTCTCGTCGCAGGCAGCCTGCACCCCCAGCGCGGCCTTCGCCACGCCGACGGCTCCTCGGACGAGGTCGCCAACGGATGGGCTCTGGTCGCCGTCTCCGCGAGTCCATCGGGTTGTGTGGCTCATGGCGTGATCCTCGTCACGATGATCTCGTCCGGCACGCCGCGCGCGATCGCCGCATCGCGAGTCAGCGCGTTACATCCGCCCGGTGTCGTGCAGGTGCACGATGTGGAATCGGTGACAGTCGATAGCGAGTATACGGTCGTAGGATCGACCTCGGTGTAGAGGCTCCAGGCGATACAGTCAGTACCGTCTTCGATAGTGACTCCCGGCGGTTTGCGGTACTGAATCGCAGAGATCAAAGGCACGCTACCCAGTGTCATCGTTGCGCGGTCAAGCTTGAACACGCGAGTGGCCCCGGCGCTCGTCGATGTCGAGTAGAGCCTCGGGTCGTGGCATCCTCGGTAGTACGCGGTGACGGTGTTCGACACACTCGTTGGCCCAGACAGACTCCCGAATGTGGTCTGACTCGTCCACCCTTTCGTGTAGTACCGCTGCCATACCTTGAACTGGATAGCGATCTCGGTCTGGCAACAGCAGTCCGTGAAGGTGCACGCACCGCATCCGACCCCTGCCGCCATGGTCGTGCCAGAGCATCCTCCAGTTGTTGCATCCGCATTCGCGCACGCATTAGTGGCGCGGGTCCGATGTCGATAGACGCATCCCGCCGTAGATATCGTCGGGTTACCGTCGGGGCCGTTCGTGCTCGAGGTCAGAGATGCGACCCATCCGCTCGAGCCTGTCGAGCCTGCCCAGGTGAATCGCAGGGTTCCAGCAGACGAGTACGGTGCCTCAACCGATAGACCGCCTTGCACACGCGTCGAATTGATCTGCCACGGATGACATGATGGCCCGCCGTAGAACTGAACACCGCCACCATCGCCCACGAGGAGCGCACACTTGGACGCGCTGGTGGTTGCGACACAAGGGAAACTCAAAAAGCTCGCGCAACCGTAGGCGGTCGGATACTTGCAGAAGTTCGGATACGGAGCGATGTCTACATAGATCAGAAGTGCGGTCTGATTGTTCAGATCGAATCCGCAGGTAGTGGTCTCGCGCTCGACTCCGATGTCTTGGATGTACGCGTTCGTTGCGGTGAGAATGGTCAGCGTGTCCTCCTCGCAAAAGAAGTAAGGCGCGCCGTCTGCACAAGTACCACCAGCGCCGCTCGTGCATGGCTTTGTAGATTGCTGAAATCCTTGACGAGCGCAGTACAGACCGTGAACGACATCGTCCTCGTCGATGTATCCAGTCACATCCTCGACAACGATCTGCACATCGTTGCATCGTTGATTGACTTGAACGAACCCGCTGCTGCCGGGAAAAGCGATTTCGTAGACGAACTGACTTCCCGTCACGGGCGAGTAGTTTTCCGGGCCCGCGCCACACGCACATGGACTTGCGACGCAACAACAGGCCCGAGACGGGTTCAGCATGGCTTCACTTCTTAAGCCACTTGGACAGCAGTCGGAAATGACCGACGATGAAGCCGGCGGTGAGACAGAGACCACACGCCCAGATCGACCCGATCAACGATTCAATGCTTGCGAGCAACATTGCGAGAGCCCTTCTTGCGATTCTTCCGAACAGGTTGAGGTGGCGCGGTGCGCCTGAAAGCCTCGTCGAACATCCTATCGCGCTCGCGCATCTGCCACACTCGAGCGCGCGCATCGTCCCCGCCGACCTCGATGAGTTCGGCCGCTAGTTCGGCGTTGCGACGCTCCGCCGGCGTGATGAGTCCGAGCCATCCTCGGATGAACTTCCCGAGGCCCAAGTGCCACACGAGGAACGCCACGCCAGAGATCGAGAGGGCGATGAGTCCGTAGGTCACGACCTCGGCCCACCACGGCGTGATGTTCGTCGTGCCCATCAGGTAGACCTGGACGGCATCGACAAGCCCGAGTATCTGTTCCTGCTCCACGATGCCTCCTTCGGCCTGCGTGCGGATCGTCGGGATCGAGGGATCAGGCTTCCCCGTCTCGGCGTGGATCGTCTCGAACCGCCGGCCGCTCGACCTCGCGAGCGTGCCGATCTCGTTCGAGCTCGTGGCGATCTTCTCCGTGGCCGTCGAGCATCCGGCGAGCACGGCGCACACGATCACGAGCGCGCGCGTCATGGCTCACCCGCCGCCGCTTGCCACCGCGTAACCTCGTCGGGACTCGTCAGCGTCTGGAGCCATCCCTCCGCTAGCGCGTGCTGCATCCAGACGCGCTCGCCTTCGGCGTTCGTTGCGTTCGATTCGACTGCCGCGCAGGCATCCCGCATCGCTTGTAGTTGGTGCGCTTGATATTCAGCGTCGAGCCGACGCGCTGCGATCCCGTCACCAGGTGGCATGAGCGATCCTCCGCCAAGTGTTCGTTGCGGTGCAGATGTAGATGTACGACGAATCCCAACAGATATCGCCAGTAGTGCCCGTGTCGGTCGCGCTGCTCGGTGTCTTCGCCGTCACGATGCGGAGGCGGTTCCCCGAGATGATGCCGACGCTCGTCGTGGTTCCGTTGAGTTTGGTCTGCGTGACCGATGAGTTCCCGATGATCGTCGTATTCGACCCGTCGCCCGTGATGTTGTAGCCGATGATCGTGCTATTGCTGTTGTTGTTGGCCGCGAGGTCGGACAGGCTCCCGACGATGGTGTTCTCCGCGCCAGTCGTGCAGACATCCCCGGCGGTTCGACCAAGGAACGTATTGTTGCTCCCGCTCGATACGAGCAGCCCGGCGTTCTGCCCGATGTAGGTATTTCCCGTGCCGCTACCGTTGACGTTGCCCGCCTGGTATCCGATTGCGGTGTTGTTGGCTCCGCTGTTGCCGCCAGTCGCATACCCGAGTGCTGCGTAGCCGATGGCGACGCAGAAGTTACCGTCGTTCGAGTAAAGAGCGTCAAGACCGATGGCTGTTGCACTGCTCCCGGTGTTGGCGAAGCACGCGCTTCCGCCGATCGCCATAACCGCGTTCCCCGAGTTGCTGCGTGCAGCATCCACGCCGAGCGCAACGACCCCTTGCCCGGTGTTTGACAGGCCCGCGCTATGTCCCAACGCCGTGCAGTTCAGACGGGTGTTGTTCTTTAGGGCATCTACGCCGACGGCTGTGCACGATGTGTTGGTGTTTCCCGAGAGCGCACCCGCTCCTACTGCGGTGTTGGTCGAGCTAATGCCCGCCCCGGTTCCACCGATGCCGACAAGCAGTCCGTTGATATGGGAGTCCTTCGCGATGCCTGCACCGCCGGCGATGATGAGCGCGCCAGTCGTGCTCGAGGTCGATGCCGTCGTGCTCGTGCCCTCGATCGTCGTGAAGCGACCGCTTGCCGCCGTGGTCGCGCCGACCGTGGCCCCGTTGATCGTGCCCCCGGTGATAGCCGCCGCCGCGTCGTTCGACCACCTGAAGACCGTGCTGCTATCGGCCTTCTCCGTGAAGAGTCTC